GGCGCGCTTGTCGGGTCGGGCACGGCGCCGTCCAGTGTGCCCGTGCTCACGGCGGGGGCGGGCGGCGCCGTACCGATCGGCGATCACTATTACGTCTATACGTGGGTGTCCGCGACCGGCGAGACCGTCGCCTCGCCGGCATCCCTGATCACGGTCACGAGTAGCGTGCCGACCGCGAGCGCGCCCGCCGTCGCGGTGACCGTCGGCCCCGGCCTGCCGCCCGGCACCTATCAGTACGCGGCGTCGCACGTCCTCGCGACGGGTGAAACCGCGTGGACCCCGGCCAACCAGACCGCCGTGTGTACGCGGTTTTTCGGCACCGCGTTCGGTGCCCCCGGCGTGCGGGCCTGGGTGACCCTCCCGACGAACCTCGGCGCGATTGGGGACGTGCTGCAAGCCCGGTTAGCGTATCGGTCCACGGCGGCCCTCTCGCCGGCCACGATTGGCCCGACCTCCGCCAACGTCACGCTGGTCGCGTGCGTGTCGCCGAATACGACCAAACCCAGCGGCCTCGAGGTGAGCTTCAATCTCAGTCTGCCGATGAGCGCGAATTATCTCGACGTGCAGGTGCGGAATGTCACCAAGGGCGGGGCGTGGGGCACGGTGGAAACCTACAGCAACGTCGGCGGCGGGGGTATCAGTGTGGGCTGCTATGTCGGCACCGTGACGCCGACCACGGCGGCGACGGAGACAGGCGGCCTCGATACGGCGTCCGTCCAGGTGACGGTGGGCACCGCGCCCGCCGGCACGACCGCGCGGCGCATCTATCGCACGAAAGTCGACGCGAGCACCCTGTATCTCGTGAAGGACATTCCCGGCGCGGCGCTGACGACCTTTGTCGACACGACGCCCGATAGCGCCCTGGTCACGCGCCCGCCGACCGGGACCGGCACCCTGCAGACCGTCACGGTCAGCGGGATCGCGACGGGGCCGCACAGTGGCGGGGGCGGCGGCGGGACGACCGCGCGCAAGCTCTATCGTTGGTCCGCGAATCCGAACGTGTGGAAGGTGCTCGCGACGATCGCCGACAACACCACGACGACCTACACCGACACGCTCGCCGATGCCAGTCTCACCAACGGCACATGGCCCGCGACCGATACGTCCGGCCTGCTCGCCGACGGCGGGCAAGTCCTCGCCGGCGCGACGACCATCCCGGTGAGTGGCACGGGAGCGTTTCCGGCCACAGGCGGCTGGGTGCTGTCGGGCAACAACCGGGTCCACTACGGGGGCGTGGCGGGCGCGGCGCTCACGGGGATCCCGGCGACCGGCGACGGATCGATTCTCAACACGATTCCCTACGGCACGCCGGTCACGCTCGCGCCGATGCTCACCGGCGTCGCCGGGATCGTGACCCCGCTCAGCGCCGGCGACGAGCTCTATCTGGTCGTCCAGGTCGACGACGCCGCGCGCCAGGCGATCGTCGCCGACATGGTGAACGGCGGGCCCGGCGTGCGCGAAGAGTGGGTGCAGGATCGCCGGCTGTCGATCGCGGAAGCGCGCGCGCGGGGCCAGGCGACGCTGGCGCTCCGGCCGCTCGAGGCCGTCACGGTGACCTACGCCTGTCGCGACCTCCGCACCGCCTCTGGGAAAACCATCACGGTCAACCTGCCCCCGCCGACCAATGTGTTCGGCACGTTCAAGATCCAGTCGGTGACGATCAACAACTTTCGGCCGCACCCGACGCAGTACCCAACCTTCACGGTCACCGCGTCGAGCCAACGCTTCAATTTTGAGGACTGGCTGCGGCGGATGGAAACGAGCCCCTAATGGCGATCACGCGCACGCCGATCATCGATGACGACGGCACCGGCACGACCGGCACTGTGATTGATAACGCGTGGAAGACCGAGTTCTACAACCAGATCGACGCGGCGACGGTCGCCGGCCTGACGCTCCTGAAGTCGTCGACCGGGACGACCACGAACCCGGTCACGCTCGAGAATCTCGACTTCACGTTCATCCCGCAGTTGGCGCTGGTCGATACGGTGGTCTTCACGGTGATCGCGTTCAACCTGGGGGGGACGGCGCCGGTGACGCTGCAACTCCTGCCCGTCGAGAACAACGCGCTTAAGGACACGATCCTCCTGACCGGCGCGACCGGCGCGGGGACGCTGGCCCCGGATACCGTCGGCATGTGGCGCGCGGCGCTGCATCCGTTGCCGGCCGGCGGCGGGTTCATCGAATGGCTCGCGACCGGCGCGATCACCAGCGGGACGACCCAGGCGCGCGGGTTCCCGTTCGGCAAGTTGAGTCTCGCCAACTTCATCACGGCGACCCCGAATCAAGTGTTTCTGCAGCAGGCCTCGGGCATCAGCGCCGGCGGGTCGCTGCAGTGGTCGTGGTCGGTGCATCTCCAGAAGGGGTGATCATGCTGACGGTGTCCTTGCTGCTCGTGCTCGCGGCGTTCGTCTGCGTGATCGGGGCGGCGATGGGCCGCGTCCAGTTGTGGATCGCGGTGCTGTTGCTATGCGTCGCGCATCTGCTCGCCTTGCTGCCGGTGCGGTAGTCGCGCTCACGCTCGCATCCTGCGGGCTGTCGCTGTCGCATACGGCCACGTTCAGCGCGACGCCGCGGCGGTGTGCCGACGGGCTCCCGCCAATCGTCCTGCAAGCGTTGACCTGTCCCGATGGGTACTGTGGGTTTACCTGCGCGCCGGGCCGGTGGGACGCGCCGCGCTGTCCGTAGTTACCATTGCCGATCCGCCCAGGCCTCGGCGGATTCCGCCGCGGTCGCGTCGGCCAATCGCACAAGGATCATCACGCCGACCACTAGGCCCACGCCGACGAGCCCGAGAACAATCCCGCTCATGTATCCCTGCACAACAATAGGGTAGCAGAGGATGCCCCCGGGTTCTGGCCGAGACAGGGCCACGTCCTCCATCGTCCAAACGGCCGGACAACCGTGGGCAACTTCTGGGCAACTTTGGGGGTCTGTAGCCCTACAAACTGCCGCTATTCGCCGCATCCGAGCGACGGGGCCTCAGGCCCGAATTCTCGGTTTTCCTAACAAATTGCTCAATGTTTTGAGGATTTTGGGTGGCGTCCCCACCGGGATTCGAACCCGGGTTTTGGCCTTGAAAGGGCCAGACTGGTCTTTCTAACTAGCTGATTCGACGCAACTTCTGGCGGCGGGCAACTTTGGTGGGCAACTTGGGCGACTGTTTCGGTGCGGGCGCGGGTGTGCTGGCGGGCAGAAAGTTGGCCACGGCGGCGGCGTCCACTTCGGCGTGCGCCGCCTCGGTGTAGCGGGCCGTCATGGGTGAATTGAGGGCGTGGCCCATGAGGCGTTCGACGGTGCGCGCGTCTTTCGTGACGCGATAGATCTGCGTGCCGAACGAGTGGCGCAGATCGTAGAGATGGAAGCGCAACCGATCGAGGCCGCACTGGACGGCCGCGCGCTGGAACGCCCGGTTGACCGACTGGATGTTGAACGCACCGTACGCGCCGGCCGCGTCAAACGCCACACAGGCCGCGAACGCCTCCGCGCCAAGGGGGTAGGTGCGGGCCTCGACGCCGCCGCCCTTGAGGCGCGCGAGGACGCGAATCGAGCCCGGCGCGGTGAGCACGAGATCCTTGCGCGTCACGCCCATCAGCATCCCGGGTGGAATCCCGGTGTACGCGATCACGGCGGCGATGAGACGCGCGCGCGCCGGGACCGCGGGGAACCCGCGCCGCACGCTCCGGTGCGGGGCCATGGCGGCGAGGATGGCCGCGACATGGTGCGACGGCGCGGCCTCGGGCGCGTAGGGAATGGCGCGCGCTTCCAGCTTGGGCGCGGCCGGTGGGGGCACGGCGCGCACGGGATTGACGCCGGCCGCGCCGAACCGCCATTGGAAGAACGCATACAGGTAGCCGCGGCGTTTGATGAGCGAGCCCGCCGCGAGCCCGCGCGGCGCACTGGCGCGGCCCTGGCGCGGCCCGGGTTTCGGGATCGTTGGCGTGACGCTCCATCGCTCCAGGACCGCGGCGATCTCGTGACTCGTGATGGAGTCGCTCGCGCGCTCGCCGCCCAACTCGTGGATCCACAACGCGAGGTACGACGCGGCGCGAGACGCCGTGACGGTTTTCAGCGTGGCGACGTGGGATGCGACGTCCGCGGCAAACGACCCCGCGGCGGGCACGGGCGCGGCGGTGCCGCGTTGCGCCTCGCGCCACGCCTGGATCACGCTCGGCAGCGTGTGGAGATCGAACGTGGTCGTCCGCAGGATCCCATCGACGCGCACGAACGCTTGCCGCCGGTTGCGGTGGAGGCGCACGCCGGGCCCGTAGTCGGGCGATCGTTTCATCGGGCGGGTTTTTTGTGGCGCGCGGGCTGCTTGCGCGGGCGATTCCAATACGGGCTTTTGCATTTCGGACAGGCGGCGGCCTGATACCCCGGGGTTTTCGGCAGCCACTCGTGGCCGCACCGCTCACACTTCCACACTACCTGTTTCCGGATCACCTTCACAGCGGTGGATTGTTCCATGGCGGATTCCGCCTCCACAATATCCCACAGTAAGCATAGGGTGCAACCCATAGGTTATCTACGCTCGGGCCGGATCTGGTACTTGCGACAGATCCTCGGCTATTGCCGATCGCGCGCATCTCGCCACGATTGCGATCGCGATCGTTACCAGAGTTGCCAACTTTTGAGAGACGCGTGGCGTACATCTATTGACGCTCTCTGTATCGGGGCGTAGTCTGCCTTTTTTCGCGGCGTGCTCGTGGCCGCTGACTTATCACAGCAGTGAAAGGTGGCCCGATGCTCGACCCCGCGCCACGACGCCAACTCGATCCCCACCGGTTGATCCTCGGGCTCAACAACTACCGCACGCATAAGTTGCGGATCTCGATCTGCCAACTCGCGGCGGACATGACCGCCGCCGGGTTTCCGATGAAGTGCCGCACGCTCACGCATGTGTTCACGCAGGCGACCGACCGGGCCGCGGGCCACGCCTCGACGCGCCGTCTGCCGCGCGATGTCACCGTCGCCACGATCGTGGATTACGTGCGCTATCTCCGCGCGAATGCCAAACGCCGCCAGGCCCGCGCGGCGAAACGGGCCGCCGCCCCCGCGCAACTCGCGAGCGCGTAGTCATGCCGCGCTGTTACACCGTGCCCGAGTTACTCAAGGCGCTGCAGATGTCCGCGCGCACCTTCCGCGAACTCCGCGCCGCCGGGCAGTTGCCGTTTCTGGAGGAACTCCGCCCGCGCCTCGGCCGTCGCTTGCGCTTCCGCGCCGACCTCGTCGATCGCTATCTCGCCGGCGCGTGGGGCCAGTCGCAGTATTTGTCGACGCACCGGAGGGCGCATGGCTAACGAACTCCAGACGATCGACGGCGCGACCGCCGCGCGCGTGCTGATTCAGGGCGATCTCGCCCGTCTGACCGACGCGCAGAAAGTCACCTACTACGCGCGGGTCTGTGACTCGCTCGGCTTGAACCCGCTCACGCAGCCGTTTGCCTACATCGTGCTGAACGGGAAAGAAACGCTCTACGCGAAGCGCGAAGCGACCGAACAACTCCGCCATCTGCACCACGTCTCGCTCACCATCGCCGCGCGGGAAGTCGTCGAGGACACCTACATCGTCACGGCCCGCGCGGTCCTGCCTGACGGGCGGACGGATGAGAGCATCGGCGCGAAGTCGATCGCGAACCTGAAAGGGGAGGCGCGCGCCAACGCGATGATGACCGCCGAGACGAAGGCCAAGCGGCGGGTGACCCTGTCCATCTGCGGCCTCGGGCTGCTCGACGAGACCGAGGTCGCCGACATCCCGGCCTCGGCCATGAAGATCACCCCGCCGCCGCAACTCCCGCCGCCGGCCCCGCACCCCAAGCCCGAGCCCGATCCGCCGCCGCCGCCCGCGGCCGAGCTCCCGGCCGGCTACGTTCGCGTCGTGGACATCCACGAGGCGCCGACGCGCAACCCCGGCGTGACCCGGCATAGCGTGATCCTGTCGAACGGCCTGGAAGTCACGACCATCAATCCCTGGTACGCGTCGCTCGCGCAACACGCGCGCGAGACCCAGACGCCGGTGATCGTCCGCACGAAAAAAACGAAATACGGGGATCAGATCGAGGCCATCGAGAGCGACCCGACCGTGGACCCGCCGGCGCCGATGCTGGCCGCCGATGAGATTCCGTTTTGACGCAGTGGGTCCTGTTGATTTTGGCGCTCTGGTCCGCGCGGCACCGTGACGAACCGACGCGTCTCGAGTGCTGGCGGCGCCTGGTCGCCGCCGACGAACCCGTGATTCGACCCATTGCCCGAGGGCACCGATGAAACTGCGCGGCATGACCTGGTGGATTGATCGCTGGCGGCAGAGTACCGCCTTCATCGATCTGACCTTGGAAGAACAGGGCGCCTATCGCAATCTCCTCGACGAGGCGTGGCTGCGCGGTGGGGCGATTCCCGACGATCCGCGGGTGCTGGCGCGCGCGTCGGGAGACGTCGAACGATGGGCGAAAGTCAAGGCGAAGGTCCTGCCCCGTTTTCATTTATCTGGGGGCGAATATCGACACGAAACGATTGACGAACTTATGGCGAAGGCGCAACAAAACACGAACAAATCCCGCAGCCTGCGCCAAAAAGTAACCGGATTGCACCGCGTACCAAAAGGGGGGTAACAGGAACAGGAACAGGAACAGGTACTGGAACAGAGGGAACTTGTACCGTTCGTCTTAACTCGTAAGAGTTAGTGCAGCGCGCCGCAGACCGCGCGCGATCGCTTGCGGTGAGAACAATGCCAAACGCGAAACCCGCCAAGCCGGGCGTCTTCGTCGCGCTCGTCTACGAGGAACTGAAACACGGGCCGTCCGACTCGATCGCCGATCTCGCGGAGGCCGTGAAGTGCGCCGCGGCGCGGATCGGGGTGCAGTACGACGCGCGCCAGGTCACCGAGGCGATCGCCTACGTCGCCCGGCTGTCGCCCCGCCCGATCGTCGGGCCTGTGCAGATGCGGCTGCCGCCTGATCGCTTGATCTCCGAACCGCCGATCGTGTCGCGCGAAGACGCCGCTCGTATCCTCGACAAACTGGAGTCCACATATGCCGTACGCCTTCGTGATCTATCCGACGCCCGTCGACGCGACCGTGACCCTGACGCCGGATAGCGGCGGCAGCTACACGGGGGTCCCGTACACGCACACGTCCGGCCGGCAGGGCCAGGTGTGCTACGTCAGCGACGGCACGCCCGACGAGCAGGGCACGACGCTCAACGTGTCGGCGCCGAACTATCTGCCGTCGCGCCTCCGCGGGTTTCTCGTCCTCGACACGCCGAACGCCCGGTTGCAGGTCGACGACGTCGCGCTCGAGAGCGCCGGCGCCCCGCCGCCGACCACGCCCCCGAGCTCGGGACCGCCGACCCCGTTCGATATCATCAACCGCGTCTACGCCGAGACGCAGCCGCAACTCTGGACGCATGAAGGCTGCGGGAAATTTACCGAGGACTGCTGCGACGCGTTGCACGTCGAGTCGTCGGGCTACTGGGGTCACGTGAAAAAGAACCCCGGCCAGAATCAGTACAACGGCCACGCCGTCGATGCGGTGCACCTGGCGCTCAACATCCCCGGCACCGCGGCCGGGATCTACGACATCATCTTTTCGTCGGTCTCGTCGGAGGCCAAACCCGTGTTCAACATGGCGGGTCCGCCCCAGTACGAGCTCTGGTACTACCCGGCGGCCGACGCCGGCGCGCTGCAGCAGACCACGCCGGTGCTCGTCCTGCGCGTCGGGCGATGACCGCGACCGTGCTCGTGGGCCTCGTCCTGCTCGTGGTGCTCATCGGCCTCGCGGCCAGTGTCGCGGAGCTCCGCCGCCTCGGTGACCTCGCCGAGGCGATCAACCACGCGATCGAGCGCGTGGCCGTGGAATTGCGACGGGTGCGGTAGGGACGGTGTGTATGACCCTGCTCGAATACGCGCTCAACCTCGTGGATGAGAAACTCGACGATCTCCGCGTGCAGGAGGCCGAGCTTCGCCGCTCAACGCCAGCGGCTGCTGCACCAGAAACAACTCCTGCTCGAGGAGGCCGCGGTCTATCACATGGAACCCCCCGGTGACGACGCGCCGCCCCCGACCCCGGTGCACTGATGCATGGCGTCGACCCCAGACCGGAGCCCTCGCTCGAGGAGATCCTGCTCGCCATGTCGATGTATGGCGGGAGCTTCGTCCGGCAACTCGTGGTGCTGTACCGCCTGGGCGACGCCGACAATCAACGCATTCTCTGGTCGGCGTTCCTGCATTACTTCAACGAATACCGGGACCTGGCGGCGGGGCGCTGATGCAGTACTGCGCGCAGCCCGGATGTAGCGTCCTCGTCCCTCGTGGGGCCTGTGCCCGCCATGCGGTGCGGTCCAACGTGGATGTGCGTCGCTGGTACCGCATCGCCCGGTGGTTCCGCCTGCGTCAGGAGGTACTACTGGATCAGGCGTATGCGTGCGCGCAGTGTGGGCAGGTCACCCTCACCCTGGAGGTGGACCACATCCGCAAGCATGATGGGGATCCGGGGTTGTTCTGGAACCGCGAGAACCTGCAAGCCCTGTGTGGTGGGTGCCACAACGCCAAGACCAAGACGGGTGCATAACTATGCGTGAGATCCGCAGAGATCCGTCGAGACCCGAGTCCGAATCCGGCCGAATCTGCATTAATTCGCTGCAGGTTCGACGGGGGGTAGGGCAAAGGTTGGCTGCCTCGACGGCTCCGAACCCCGCCCGCCTTCACACAGCTTTTGTACATACCTGGATGAGCCACGTAACCATGACGAAATAGCCCAGGTAATGCCACGTAACCCGATCGAAGTGGGCCACGTAACCCTGGCGAACCCGCCGGCGACCCCGCGGAGGGATCGGCGTGGGGGCTGGCAGAAGCCCCAGGATCTCGCGCAGGTGGCCCCAGCGCCCGCGAGAGACCCGATCGCGTTCATCAACGGCCTGACGCATACCAAGGGACCGTTCGCGCGCCAGACGTTCCACCTACGGCCGTGGCAGCAACGCATCGTCCGGCAACTGTTCCGGAAGAAACGGGACGGGCGCCGGCAGTACCGGACGTGCTTGCTGATGCTGCCGCGGAAGAACGGCAAGACCGAGCTCGCCGCCGCGGTCGCGCTGTACGGGCTGCTGGCGGATGGGGAGGCCGGCGCGGAGGTGTATTCGGCGGCGGCCGACCGCGACCAGGCCGGCCTGGTGTTCGGGGTCGCGGCCCAGATGATTCGCAACGACCCGGCGCTCGCGGCCGAGTGTTACATCGTCGAATCGCAGAAGCGCATCGTGCACCGCTCGAGCGGGAGTGTCTACCGGGCCATCAGCGCCGAGGCGTATTCGAAACACGGGTTTAATGCGTCGATGGTGATTTACGACGAGCTCCACGCCGCGCCGAACCGGGAACTGTACGACGTGCTCTCGACGTCGATGGGGGCGCGCGCCCAGCCGCTGCTGTTTGTGATCTCGACGGCCGGGTATGACAAACACTCGATCCTGTGGGAGCTCTACGCGCACGCGCAGAAAGTGCGCGAACATCCGAAGCTCGATCCGACGTTTCTGCCGGTGATCTACGAGGCGCCGAAGGATGCGGACTGGACCAGCCGGAAAGTCTGGAAGGCGGCCAATCCGGCGCTGGGGGATTTTCGGAGCCTGGAGGATCTGGAGATCCTCGCGGCCCGGGCGACAGAAATCCCCGCCCAGGAAAACAATTTTCGCCGGCTGTATCTCAACCAGTGGACGGAGCAGGCGAGTCGCTGGCTCGCGCTGACGGCCTGGGACGCGTGCCTCGCGCCGCTCGAGCGCGCCGCCCTGCGCGGCCGGCGCTGTTACGTCGGGATGGATTTGAGCGCGACGGAAGATCTGACCGCGCTCGTGGCCGTGTTCCCGGATGGGGCCGGCGGGTTCGACGTGCTCCCGCATTTCTTTGTCCCCGGCGACAAGATTCCCGACCGGGTGCGGCGCGACCGCGTCCCGTATGACGCGTGGGCGCGTGACGGGTACCTGACGACCATCCCCGGGCCGACGATTGGCGATTACGAGGCCGTGCGGGCCCAGATCGACGCCTGGCGGGCGGAATTTGACGTCGAGATGGTCGCGACCGACCCGTGGAACGCCACGAGCCTGATCTACCGCCTCGAGCAGGACGGCTGCCCGCTCGTCAAGGTGCCGCAGACGTTCGCGGGCCTGTCGGCGGCGACCAAATCGCTGGAAAAGCACGTCCTCTCGCGGACCCTCCGACACGCCGGCCATCCGGTCCTGCGGTGGAATGTCGGCAATGTGTCGGTCGAAACCGACCCGGCGGGGAACCTGAAACCGAGTAAGCGGGCCTCGACGGAACGGATCGACGGCGTCGTCGCCCTGATTCAGGCGATCGACGCCATGGAACGCAACGTCCAGGCCCCCGAGTATGCGGTGATGGTGATTGGATGACCCGGCCCCCCGGCCGGCCCCCGCTCGACCCCGGAGAGAAGTCGGTCACGTATACGGTGCGCCTCTCCAGTCGGCAGTTCGACGAGACGCAGCGCGAGGCCAAAGCCGCACGCGTGACGATGGCCGAATGGATTCGCCGCGTGCTCGCGCACGACGTTTCACACCACAAAAATAGGCCGTAGTCAACCCCCGCGCTAGGGTGGGGGCCTCCGTGGAACGCGCCTATTCGCTACTCGAGGTCAAGGGTGTCGACGCGCAGCGCCGGACGTTCTCCGGCATGGCGTCCACGCCGGAGCTCGATCGGCAGGGCGACAGCCTCGACCCAGCCGGCGCCACCTTCGCGGCGTCGATTCCGCTGCTGTTCCATCACGACGCCAAGTCACCGATCGGCCGCGTCACGCTGCGCCGCACGCCGGAGGGCATCGCCTTCGACGCGGAGCTCCCGGAGATCGACGAGCCCGGGCCGCTCAAGGCGCGCGTCGACGAGGCCTGGCAATCCATCAAGGCTGGCCTCATCTCCGGCGTGTCGATCGGCCATCGCATCCTCGCCGGCGGGGTCGAGTACCTCCGCGACGGGACGCGCAAACTCACCAAGACCGAAATCTGTGAACTGTCCCTGGTCACCATTCCCGCCAATGCCAGCGCGAGCATCCGCCTCGTGAAATCCCTGGCGCAAGGAGACGTTATGCCGCTGACGGCCGCCGAACACATCACGACGCTCGAACAGAAACGGCAGACGCTGGCCGACAGCATGGCGGGCCTGATGGACACCGCCGCCAAGGAGAACCGGCACTTGAGCGAGGACGAGTCCGCGCAGCACGCGCGGTTCGCGGCCGACGCGCGCCAGTGCGCGACGACGATCGCGCAGTGGAAGGACACCGAGGCCCTGCAGATCAAAGCCGCGACCCCGGTGCGGAGTCCCTATCAGCATGTCAGCGTGACGCCCAACGTCGAGAAGGGCACGCAGTTCATCCGCTACATCTGCGCCCAGGCGATGGCGCACAAGATGCACGCGCCCGCGTATGAGATTGCGGCGCGGTGGAACGATTCCACGCCCGAAGTCGCGCTCGCGCTCAAGGCCGCCGTCGCCGCCGGCACCGCGACCGACGCGGTGTGGGCGTCGCCGCTCGTGCAGCCGAACATCTCCAAGGATTTCATCGAGCTCCTGCGCGCCGCGACGATCGTCGATCAGATCAGCGGGCTCTACAAAGTGCCCTTTAACGCCAAGATTCCCCAGCAGACCGGCGGCGGGACCTACAACTGGGTCGGGGAACTGAAACCGAAACCGGTGACGTCGCTGACGTTCGGCAGCGTGACGCTCGACTGGGCGAAAGTCGCCGCGATCATCGCGCTGTCGCAGGAACTGATCAAGCTGTCGAGCCCGAGCGCCGAGGACGTCGTCAGGCGCGAGATGGTCGCCGGTATTGCGCGCTTCATCGACGCGCAGTTCACCGATCCGGCGGTCGCCGCGGTCGCCGGCGTCAACCCGGCGTCGATCACCAACGGCGCCCCGACCGCCGCCGCGACGGCCAACCCGTGGGCCGACATTCTGGGCCTGGTCAATCACTTCACGACCAACAACATCCCCGTGCAGGGGCTGACGTTCATCATGTCGCCGGCCAATGCGCTCGCGCTGTCGTTCAAGACGTTCGCCGACGGGACCGCGCAGTTCCCCGGCGTCAACATCGACGGCGGCAGTTGGAAGGGCATGAAGTTCATCGTGAGCAACACCGTCACGACCAAGGTGATTGCCTTGCAGCCGTCGCTCATCCTCTACGCCGACGAAGGCGGGGTGACGATCGACGCGAGCGGGGAAGCGTCGCTGCAGATGGACGGCGCGCCCGATTCACCGGTTGCCGCGACGACCATCCTCGTCTCGATGTTCCAGATGAACGCGGTCGCGATGCGCGCCGAGCGGTTCATCAACTGGAAGAAGATCAACGCGAACGCGGTGAAGTATCTGACCGCGGCGGCCTGGCCGGCGCCGACCGGCTTCGAGCGGG